AAAAGAGTCGGCGAATTAATAAATATGATGAATCACGACGTGGATGAACATATCAACAGCTACGCATCGAGCCGAGAATATGACACGGTCATCGATGCTGAGGAAAGCAGCGAAAATGCGGCGTCGATTCGCTCAGCCGAAGAAGAAAAAGTAGAACAGGAGGAGAAGAAATGAAAGAACGACCGATTATATTTTCCGGAGAGATGGTGCGGGCGATTTTGGAAGGCCAAAAAACCATGACGCGGCGGGTTGTTAAGCCACGATTAATACCGTTTATAGAGAAAGCGGCGTTGGTGAATGGTAAACCATGTATTGATTTGCTGGATATTGAAATTCCCTGCCCTTACGGTATTCCCGGCGATCGTCTTTGGGTGCGGGAAACATGGGTTCATCTTCCAAACAACACGGTTCTTTATCGGGCTACCGATAATGAGCGTTCTGAAGCGTGGAAAATGTATGGTGAACCAAAATGGCGTCCCTCAATTTTCATGCCGCGGTGGGCTTCGCGGATTCTACCGGAAATCACCAATGTCAGAGTGGAGAGATTGCAGGATATCACAGAAGAAGATGCGATTGGAGAAGGCATTGGAAGGCAAATTGTTCACAGTGAAGATCATGGGTGGAAGAATTATCTTTGGCACGGCGATTTTGGTAATTTTGGTAATTATGGAATGGGCAACAAACAATCCGATGCGTGGCCATATCAATATAGCACCTATCGCAATGCAAAAGATTGTTTTTCGTCATTGTGGGAATTGATCAACGGCAAAAAATATCCCTGGGCATCGGATCCCTGGGTGTGGGTGATTGAATTTACCCCGTTAAAAGCCAAGAACTTCTAAAGGGTAAAAGAGGATTGACCATGAACAAACAATTTCAAGGTAGTAAAAAGAAAGCGAGAAAAGCCGCTTATTTAAAGCGAATGGCAATTAAACAAGAGCGTATTGATAAAAACAAAAGAATTCAAGATTCAGTTAGGGCGGGGAATATAGAAGAAACGGCTCGCTTATTGGGAATTAGATTGGAATGAATCCCGTTAGAAATGGAGGATAGAACAGAATGAAAAAATTACAAGAACTAAAAGCGAAGATCGACCAGGCAGAGCAAGATATGACCGTAGAATTAAAGCGGCGCTGGCCAGAAAATAGTCGAATATATGTTTATTTGCACGCACGGCAGAAAATAGCTACTTCCGGCATCGTCGTCGGATATTCGCGCGGTGGATATGTTGGAGTCCGGCTTGATTCCGCTAAAGAAGGTAGTCGCCGACCCTGCCGCGACGTATTTTTCAAAGATATTCACGGAGTCGCAAATATAAATTAATGAATCAAACGGCAATCCATATTCCCCGGAACGCTCCCTGGCTTCCGCCGTCTTTATTAAAAATTCCCGGCGAGATTCGGCATACATTTCAATTATCGGAGCCGGAGCGCCGCATATTTCGCAAGCATAAGAAAATTCAGGTGTCGAAGTGGGCGGCGATGTATCGATACGTTACGATGTCCGTGCTTCCGGGCAAATGGAAAAACGAAGTCACGCCGCACCTGGCCGGAATTATGGACGCTTCCTTTTTTCCTTCCGTTCAGACGATCATCCTTTGCAAAGCTCCCCAGGTTGGCGGTACCGAAGCAACCTATAATTGTATCGGCTATGCGATCGACCGTGATCCGGGTCCGGTACTTCTTATCTATCCGGATGAACAGACAGCCCGCGAAAACAATCAAGACCGCATACAGCCGATGATCAAAGCGTCTCCGCGCTTGCGGTCATACATGACCGGCGCCGTTGATGATACTTCCATGTTGCGGATTAACCTTTCGCATATGCCGATCTATATGGCGTGGGCGCGATCTGCGGCAAGGTTGGGAAACAAACCTATCCGCTACATGATTTTTGACGAAGTCGATAAATATCCGGACACGGCGGGTAAAAAAGAGAGTGACCCGATATCGCTTGGCGAATCGCGAACCATAACCTACCGGCACAATCGCAAAATTTGGAAAATCGGCACGACGACAATAGAAGCAGGCAATATCTGGAAAGCATTGACCACCGAGGCGCAGGTTATTTTCGATTATTTTGTCACCTGCCCTTTTTGTCATCATCATCATAAAATGAATTTCGGGAATATCGAATGGGAGCATAAGAAAGAAGCGGACATGGCCGGTGTATTCCATTCTGAGGATCCCGAAGTCATCGAAGCGGAGAAGCTCGCCTGGTATAAATGTCCTCAATGCGCGGCGAAATGGACGGATTACGACCGCGACCGCGCGGCCAGGATGGGAATTTGGCGCGACCGCAAAGGCAGCCTTGAGCTTTTCGAATATCTCCGCACCCATCGACCGCTGAAAATCGGTTTCCACCTGCCCTCTTGGATATCGCCGTTTGTTTCCTTTTCAGAAATCGCGGCCGCATATCTGCGTGGCAGACACGACATCAACAAATATAAAGACTTTTATAATAAGCATCGCGCCGAACCCTGGCGGCTTTTTCTCGTGTCGAAGGACGAAGCTCAGATTCTTGCGTCGCGCAGCCCCATCCAGCCGCAAGTCGTTCCGGAAATGGCTGTTGCATTAACTTGCGGTGTCGATGTGCAAAAGCATGGCTTTTGGTTTGTCGTCCGCGCGTGGACCGCGGAGTTGACCAGCTGGAATATTCATTATGGCTTTTTGGAGAGATGGGAAGATGTCGAAAAATTATTTTATGAGACTTCATATCCGGTCATGAGAACGAAATCACCGGCAGGCGTTGAGGATAAAGCTAAGGCAGTTAAAACTATGCGAATATTCCGTGCGGCCGTGGATACTGGCGGCGGCAAGAAATTTGAAGATATGTCCATGACCGAAGAAACATATTATTGGCTTATCAAAAACCGCGGCCGCGGCGGTATCTCTGTCTGGGGAACAAAAGGCGCGAGCAATCCCTTGCCCGGTATGCTCAGCTTAGGGAGTGCAATCATGTCGTCGCCTTCGGGGAAAAAATTACCTGGTGCACTGAGAGTTTTGTCCGTCGATACCGCCAAGGCCAAAGATCAATTTCATTATCGCCTGAGCCTTTCGGCAAAAGACGATACTCGTCACCTGCCCGGCGCGGCTTTTTTGCACTCGGCGACCGGTTCGGATTACGCCGCTCAAATCCTGGCCGAACAAAAACAGATCACTGACAAAAACGTGGAGGAATGGGTAAATATTCATAAACGCCCGAATCATTTATTCGACGCAGAAATCTTGGCCGGTGCCTGTGTAGAGATGGAATTTCCGGGCGGCGGTTTGCGCTTATTGAGCGGAGCTGGACGAACTGTTTCGCGATCCGGTGGAAGGCGAGTTATAAGCAAGGGAATAGAATGATGACGCGAGAACAGGGTAGATAATATGAAAAAGCGGTTTAAGAAACAATGAGCCTTGATTTTACGAAACGCAGTGTATGGAAAATCTTAGAGCGAATTGTCCACGAAATGAAATGGAGTGGGAATGTCCGATAATGAAAAAATTGGAAAGGCTTATATTCAAACCATCGCGATTTTAAATGACCGGATTCGCGAACTGGAAAAGCAGCTCAATCAAAAAATTCTATTCGGTAAAGACGAGGTCATGGCTTGTTATAAATGGTCGGAATATACGTTAATGAAATGGGTCAATAAAGGATTGCCGGTTTTGATTGTGGATGGAAAATACTATGCGCACAAAGACAATATCGATGAATATTTTAAGTTAAAGACGCGCGTAAATTCGAGCAAAAAAAATCCGGATAAAAATAAAAGTTAAAAGGAGAGAAATATGAGCAAAAAAGAACCGAATGAAAAAAGTTTTGAGTACGTTGTGTTAGCGGAAATTCAGACAAGCCCGATGAACCCCCGGACAAACTTCGAGGGTAAGAAATTTGACGAACTTGTCGCGTCCATCCGCAAAGTCGGTGTCATTGAACCAATTTTAGTGCGGCCGATTTCCCTCAAGAAGAAACCGAGTATTCATTATGAAATCGTTGCCGGAGAACGCCGCTATCGGGCAATCAATTTGGTTGCGTCGGAAAACGGCGGGGCGGAAAAGCAGACCATCCCGGCAATCGTTCAGAAAATGAGCGATGATGATGCTTTCGATTTAATGACCATTGAAAATCTACAGCGTGAGGATCTGACGGAATTGGAAGAAGCAAACAGTTTCAAAATTTACCTGGACAAAAAAGGAATGGAAGCTCTGCCGGAGTTGTGCGAGCGCACTGGTATCAATCCTCAATATATCCGGCGCCGCCTGGCGGTCTTGACGCTTCCATCGAAGATAGTCCATGCATGGGAAAAAGGCGTCATCAAATACGGCCATTGCGAGCAGTTGCTACGCTTGAAAGACAAAAAAGTGATGCTCGAATATTTCCAAGATTTACTCCCGAGCGATGGAGGCGCTCCGGATATCGAAAGCATAAAGGAATTAAGATACAGAATCAACAGCAGGTCAATATCGCTGGCGAAAGGAAAATTCAGAAAAGATGAAGCCGGTTGCCTTAGCTGTCTGTCAAATTCCGATTGTCAGGCGGCGTTATTCCAGGAAAAATATAACGGCACTTTTTGCAATGACACGGCCTGTTTCAAAATCCATCAAGAAAAATGGCTGACGGAAAACTGGAAAAAGTATGCGAAACAAATCGGCACGAATGGATTTCGTTATCGGGGAGATTTGGATTACGGTTCCTACCAGAGTTTTGGCCGGCAAGAAAAACCAGGCGAGCAATGTAAAGAGTGCGCGCATTTTATTTCAGTAATTGACCTGGACGGTACGTTTGATAATAAAGAGGCGTGTGTTGGAGACAAATCCTGCTATAATCAAATAATTCGCGCGGGCAAGCCGAAGGGGAAAGGTGTCTCCGACAAAAAGGACGGCAAGGTTGACCCGGACGCTCCGCGGGTTTCCTGGCACGGCCAGTTTTTCCGCGAGGAATTTTACAAGACAAGAATTCCCGAAGCGATAGCACTAGTGGGAGTCGATGATCTCCGTTGTTTGCGTCTTTCCCTGCTTTCCCTTCTCTATTCGAATCACGATACGCGCGCAGAGTTTGCGCGACAATGGATTCCGAAATACGCGAAGAAAAAGGAAAACGATTATTGGTTTAACATCGATTTCGATGATTTATGGGAGAAAGTGAATTCGATGAGCGCGGAAGAAATATCGCAAACACATCGCGATATCGCCGCCAAGGTCATAATGCAGGTTCAGACCGTGTCGCCTAACGGCCGACATCAAGCGGCGTTGTTGCTCAAAATTGACCTGGTTACCGAATGGCGGATCACTAAAGAGTATCTCGCCAAAAAAACGACGAAGGAAATTTTGAACATGATCGCTCAATTCGAAATCGACAAGGATAAAAAAGCCCTGGCGTTTCTGGAAGAAAATCTCAACAAGAAACGCGGTCGCTTTGATACTTGTAAAAAATCCGAACTGGTGTCCATCATGATGGATTCCGGCATTGAGTTGGCCGGTAAGGTGCCGAAGGAGATATTAACGATCGACGATCGTGAAGCGTGAAGCGTATCTTGTGAAACGTCATTCCGGTGGACACCGGAATCCAGGGAATAGGTGATGAGAAATGATTCTACAATTCGGCGGTCACAAAGGGGAAAGGCTTGAAGAGGTTCCGGAAGATTATCTGATGTGGCTGGCAAAGCCTAAATATTCCGGGAAATATTACGAAAGCCTGCACTCCACAGAATTGAAATGGAAAGTCTCTTTTGCCGTGAAGATCGAGGCGCGGAAGATACTGGAAAACCGTGGATATAAATTAATCGGGGAACACTGGGAGGTACCATAGCCTATGTTTTATACGCGGAACCGCTCACGAGAGCAGCTTTTTTTATTTCATTTCATAGCCCGTCAACACCGTTAGAGACAGGTTGCTAAAGGCAACCGACGGACATCTTCGGTGTCCTGTCTCTAACGGTGTCAAGAAAAATATTCACTAAAAATCACATAAAAAGAATATAAAAACAGCACAAAAAAGCGCGCGAAATCCCGTAATGGCCTTTTTCTATAAAAAACCCATGAGATGATGTTCACCAAGCTAATGGCACAGTCACACCAATTGAAACGGGCGGGGCTTTACGGCTCCGCCTAAAACCTTATCGCGAGGTTTCTAATGGCCGGAATTACGTTAGCGCAAGTCCAGGCAAAACTGACCGAATGGATGGCGGCAGATACTGCCGTTGCTTCCGGGCAGTCTTATACCATCAATAACCGCGCACTTACCCGCGCCAATGCCAGAGAAATCCGTGAAAATATAGATTATTGGGAAGCTAAAACTCAAAAACTGAGTGCCGGCGGTGGTACAGGCGGCATTCAAATTAAGGGAGTAACACCCTGTTGAGCGATAAAATCGAAGTCAAATCCAATCCGCTTGATCGCGCCATTGAATATGTCGCGCCGGTTTATGCCGCGAAGCGTTTCCGCGCGCGCGCATTGATGGCCGTTGTCGGTTCCTATGTCGGCGCATCAAAAACCCGTCGCGCCACTAAGGAATGGCGGACTACTAGCGGCGATGCCGATGCCGATACTATCTACGATTTAAAAACCCTACGGGAACGCAGCCGCGATTTATCCCGTAACACGCCCCTGGCTGTCGGCGCAATTTCCACCTCGCTTACCAATGTCGTCGGCACTGGATTAAAACTACAGTCTCGCATTGACCGGGAAGTTTTATCTTTTACCGATGATGACGCTGATGCCTGGGAAACCAAAACAGAACGCGAATTCCGGATGTGGGCGGAATCGCGCGAATGCGACTCCGGCCGGCAATTAAATTTTGCCATGATTCAGGAGTTGGCTTTTCGACAGACATTGGAAAACGGCGAAGTGTTTACACTCCTGCCGCGATTTGCGCGTCCCGGCTCGCCCTATGATTTAAAACTGCAGCTTGTCGAAGCGGATCGTGTCTGCAATGAAAAAAATGCAGCCAACAGTTCTGATCTGGTCGAAGGCATCAAAAAAGATGAGCACGGCGCGCCGGTGGAATATCAGATATTAAACCAGCATCCCGGCACCGTCTATTACGATCCTAAAAAATACACTTGGACGAAGGTCCCGGCCTTCGGGGCAAAGACCGGCCTGCCCAATGTCATTCATTTATTCCGCCCCTTGCGTCCCGGCCAGACGCGCGGCGTTCCCTACCTGGCGCCGGTGATCGAGACCCTTAAAAAGCTCGGCAACTATAATGACTACGAATTAGAAGCTGCCGCGGTTGCGGCCCTGTTCACGGTGTTTGTCAAAACGGCAAGTGGCGGATTGGATTTTAATACCAGCGGCATGGGCCAGGAAACGGGCGCCAAGTCTACGGATACCGATTTGAAGATGTCCGGCGGAGCCATTATTGGATTGGGCGTAAATGAAAGCATCGAAACTGCCAATCCTGGTCGGCCCAATGCTGCGTTTGAACCGTTTGTCACGGCCATTGTGGAGCAGATCGGCACGGCGCTCGAAATTCCTTGCGAAGTCATTGTCCGGCATTTTTCGTCATCTTACAGCGCCTCGCGGGCAGCACTTCTCGAAGCCGGGCGTTTTTTCCGCGGCCGCAGGGCGTGGCTTGCCGCCAATTTCTGCCAGCCGGTATATGAAATATTTTTATATGAAGCCATTGCCACCCGCAGGATTTCCGCACCCGGTTTTTTTACTGATCCCATTTTGCACAAATCTTATTGCAATGCGCTCTGGGTAGGCGATGCACCCGGTTATATCGATCCGGCAAAGGATGTCGATGCGGCCGTAACGCGGATGGAGGCGAAACTCAGCACGCTCGACGAAGAAACAACGCTTCTTACCGGCGGCGATATGGAAAAGAACCTGCCGCGGATCGCTCAAGAAATAAAAATGCTGGATAAAATCGGCTTGAAGCATCCGGCCGAAGGCAAGTCCGCGCCATCAACCGTCATTCCGGCGCAGGCCGGAATCCAGAATTCAACCGAAGACGATGATGCCGCTAACAACAACGATGAGAGCGGCGATATGAAAAAGAAGATGAAGTCCCGATCAGCCACAGGCTGACCACCCCTGCGGGTGGCTGAAAAAAGCGGGATTAATTCTCGCAGATCATTGAGAGGATCAAACCATGAGAATACTGGATGTCTTGACTGCACCCTGGGCGATATCGCCGGAAAAACTGGCGGAGATCAAAGCAATTTACCGCGCTCATTTTAAAGGCGAGAAAATAGACTGGAAAGCGATGGAAGCCAAGGCTGGCCTAATATTTTCCGCCGGGAAAGACGCGCCGCTTTACGATACGGTGGGAGATATAGCCGTCATTGATGTGACGGGCGTTTTAACCAAAGGCATGTCGTTCTTTTCATTTATATTCGGCGGCACTTCCATGCAACGCGTGGCTGATGCGCTTATTGCCGCTCTGGCCGATAACGAGATTAAATCGATTATGCTGCACATCGACAGTCCCGGCGGCACCGTGGACGGCACGCAGGAGCTGGCTGACTTGATTTATTCCATGCGCGGCCAAAAACCGATCGTGGCGTATTCCGATGGCCAGATATGCAGCGCGGCTTATTGGATCGGCTCCGCGGCGGATGCCATTTATATATCGGGCGATACCGTCATGGCCGGCAGCATCGGCGTTGTGGCCACGCACGTGGATGTATCCAAGCAGGATGAAATGTTCGGTGAGAAGATAACGGAAATTACCGCCGGTAAATTTAAGCGCATAGCTTCCAACCACGCGCCCCTGTCGCCGGAGGGCCGGCAGAGTTTGCAGGATATCGTTGATCATCTTTATTCCGTATTTATCGATAATATCGTCCGGAACCGCGGCGTATCGGAAGATCAAGCGTTGGCGATGGCGGATGGAAAATTGTTTTTTGGCAAACAAGCGATTGACATTGGTCTGGTGGACGGTGTTGCCACTTATGGCCGGTTAATTAATAAAATGACCGCCGGTGATGCGATCATAAAATCAGAGGAGGAGATTGTCATGATAAAAGATTTAAAGGAATTACAGGAAAAATTTCCTGAGATTTACAAGGCTGCGGTGGATGCAGGCAAAGCGGAGGCACAGGCCGCGCATTTAGTGCTGGTTGATGGCGCCAAAGCAGACGCCGTGAAAACGGGCATCAAACAGGAAAGCGAGAGAATCAAAAAAATATTGGCACTATCCACGCCCGGTCATGAAAAAATTATCAGCGAAGCGATTGCCGATTCCACTGTTACTGACGCCGACGTCGCACTGAAAATCGTCGCGGCCGATAAAGTGTTGCTGGAAGCTAAAGCGACAGCGCTGAAGGCAGACGCCGAAGCCGCGGGCAAAGTAGCAGCAGTAAACGCAGAGGCTATTGCAGCGGCCGCAACCGTCGATCCCAATCTACCGGTCGAAGAGCGGGCCAAGGCTGAATGGGACAAAAAACCGGAAATCCGCGCCGAATTCCGAACGATTGAGGTTTATACCGCATTCAAAAAAGCGGATGAGGCGGGCAAGGT